TGACCAAAAATATCACTGTTGCTTTTAGTTAAAACAACTGGACCTTTTACTGGTTTTGATAGGTCTATTTTATTTGGAGCAGGAAAATTAACTTTTTTGTATTTAGTTGTATCTTTCATTTAAGTACCTTTTGTGTTTGTATCTGCTGATCTAACATCTTTTAATATTTGACCATAAGTTTTATTATTATCATTTTGAGCCTTTAGTAAAGCCTCTTCTCTATCTTGAGCCACTTTCATTTCTGCTATTGCTTCTTGTGATTCTATTTTAGCTAAATCCACCTGACTTCGTAAAGCATCGGACTGAGCTCTTTGTGCTATTTCTTCACGTTTGAGTTCTACCACAGGATCTATTTGACTGTTTTGTTGCGCTTGTATCAGAGCTTGTTGCTGACCTGTTACTTGTTGTGTAGCATTAGCAGCAGCAAGAGCTATCTCATTCATTACTTGTGGATCTTGTATTTGCTCAAGTGGTGGAAGTTGTTGACCGAGTGCTTGTTCTATTTGTTGTTTATAAACCATAGAAGTGTGTTCTTGTATATTTGCTTGTATGGCTTGTAGTGCTATAGGGTTTTGTTGCATCATAGGATTCTGTAAGAAAGCTGTGTGTGCAGTTATGTAAGCATCGTGATTCTGAAACTCAAAAGCCTTAATAGGTTGCCCCATGATCGCTGCTTGTTGTTCACTCACTGGATCTCTAGGTGGCACTTCTTCTTGAGGCGGTAAAAGTAGATCTATGTTTTTTACTTCTAGGGCTTCATACATTCTCTTATACGCTTCACGTAGATTATGTATTTGAGGTGCAGCTTGTGCCATCTGTAGTTCTTGTTGAGCTAACATCACACGTTGAGCCATACTAAATATATTAGGGTCACTGACTGGAATAATATCTACACGATCATCAAAATCTGACTGTTTGATATCAGAAGGTGCGCCCTCCACCGCATAAGGGTATGACGGTGGCAATGATCTAGAGAAAACTCCAGCCAGTAATCTAAATTCTTTCTTTTGAGCAAAGTGTAAACGTTTATGTATAGCTGACATAACCTTTGTACCACGCTCTAACATAGCTACAGTTGTACCTACTGGCAGTTGTTGACTACCTATATCACCAACTTGCATGTCTGCTATGCTTGCAAACCTTCTACCTGAGTCAATAAGTATGCCTAATAGTTGACTAAGTACATTACTTGGCTCTTTATACGGTAAAGGCATCAAGGCATCACGTATTGTGCCTCCTGGAACGTCAACATCCCTAAATTCTCCAGGTCTGAGAGGTTCATCTTCACCTTGTACACGCATACCACGTGCTTTGAAGCCTGCAGGCAGGTTACTTAGCGTTCCAGCGTCAATTAATTGTCTTAAAATAGAGGTTGCGGACTTAGTTAGCCCTCCAATCATGTGAATTAAGCCAAAACCGTAAAATCCGAGTCCTGGAAGGAACTTATAGTGCACAAAATACTCTTTTTTACGGAATAATTCGTCATCCATAGCCCAGTTTCGCCTAATTGCGAGTATTTCGCCTGATTCTTCAAGGATAGTAACGATATAAGGCACACCATATTCGTATTCATCAATGCCTTCTAGCTCTAAATCAACATGAATCTCTAATATAGTGTATTCATTGTAGTCACTGGTCGGTCTACTGAGTCCTTGAAGCTCATCAATCTTGTCTTTTGCTTCATCATAACTCCCTTCTCCAGGAGATCCGATGTCAAAATCACGATAAACACCGCTTAATTGCATCTTTCTGATGTCATTCCCTGTCATTGTGATGACGTGGGTGATTCTTGGTGATGTTTCTAGGTTAGTTGTGTCGTAACTTACGACTAAATCTTCTGCTTTTACAAAGGCAGACGTGGCTCTACCTAGTAGTGAATCAAAATAAACCTTTTTAAATGCGCTACCAGCCAATGGTAAGTAAAATAACAGACTATCCATATCAGGATCATACTCTTCCATAACCTCTGTTATCTGGTAGTTCATAAAATCCTTGACACGTTTACTTTGCTTTGCTATCTCTGGTGTGTCAAGTCCTACCACTTTTGTGTTGACGGGACCATTAGCTGGTAGCAATTCTTTATAGGCTTGTGCCTGAAACTGTGTGGCTGCTTCTGAGAGGAGTGGGTGAGTTACTCCACTTGCTCCTGGGAATGGCATGTCACGTTCTTCTGACTTGATACCTAATAAGTCAAGACCATCAGAAAAAGTTTGTAACCATTCATCGCGTGATTCTTTGTCTTCTTCAAAAGCTCCGATAAGTTCACCTGATATTTCGCTAAGTGAACTTGGATCTAAAACTAAAGCTAGGTTTGAGTTGTGTTCTGTTTCTAATGCTTCTGTGTCTTCCATGGGAAGCATCTGACCATCAGCTCCAACTTGAAACTCTACACCACCGTCATCGGTTGAGTCTTCTAGTTCTACGACTATCTCTTCTTCTGACGTTATGGGGTTCTCCCGTTTAGGATATCTTTGTACTTCTATAGCCATAGTTCTCCTTTATAAGTTATCAATAATAACTTATTTTCTTCCGATATAAAACTTCTTCTTCGTAATCACTTGGTAGTTGTACAAAGCCACCTTGCCTAAATCTCATTAAGGCTTGTGTGGTTGAGTCTACTAAGTCGTCGTGATCACCTGCTGGGAAAGCTGCACATTCTTCTATTACATCCTTTGCCCAATTAGTATCAGGATACCAAACCATGCCAGACTCGAACAACGGAGCACAGCTATTGACTCTTGCTACTTTGTCGTTGCCTTTTGATGGCGTGTAGTTTTGTACAGGTATACCTAAGTTACGCAGTTCTTGTGTTAAGGGCATACCGCTGGCTTTGCCTTCTATAACCACTACGTCTGGTTCCCAATGTTCGTATTGCTTAAATGCTTGACCTTTTAATTCAGGGAAGTTGTACTTACCTTTTACTACGTCTAATAGTATGATGTGTGGAGCATCGCCGTTGTATATTTCTTCACCGCCTAAACGACCTTCTGGGTAAAACACACCCCACGTAGTTATAGCAGAATAATCTGCCATCTCTGATTTTAAAAACGCAGTATCATAACTTTGAATAATATAATCACACTGAGGTGGTTTATCGTATGGCCATTCTTTCCACCACTCCCGTTTTATAAGTGCCCCTTCTTCTGAGGTTGGGTTCTGCATGTATTGTGCGTGCCACTTTGGTCCACCTCTTAACGAAGCTTTGACGCTTTCTATTTCTTCTATTGACCAGTACTCTGGCCATAGGGGTTTACCGCTCGGTAATATTGCAGGAAGTTCTATAAGTTCCCATTGATCTGCTTTAGGATCACGTGCCGCATCTTTGAGTAATCTACCTGTTAAGTCATTGACGTTCCACCGTGTCATGACTATGACGATAGCACCTCCAGGTTGAAGACGTTGCCTTGGTCCACTGGTATACCACTCATACACATCGTCCATGGACTTTGGGTTAAGGGCATCTTGCTCGGAGTGAGGGTCATCAATAATAAATAAATCCGCACCACGACCAGCTAGAGCACCACCCACACCAGCTGCATAATACTCCCCTTTAAGTTTAGGGTTGTTCGTGTCTTGTGTTTCCCATTTACCTGCTGCTTTTGAGTCTGGGTTAATAGCTACTGAACTAAATATCTTTTCGTAATCTTCTGTTAACATAAGGTCACGAATCTTACGACCAAACTTTACAGCTAGGTCTGCAGTGTGAGTTGCTTGTAGGATCTTGAGCGACGGATTACGACCTACTAAATATGCAGGAAAGTAATGGGACGCAAACTCAGACTTCGTGTGCCTTGGTGGCATGTTTATTATAAGTCTGTTTATTTTGCCATCAGCTATACGGTCAAAGGCTTCTGCCATCTGTTTATGGTGAGCACCTTCCACGAACGATGGCCATTGGGTTTTGACAAAAGATAAAAACTTTGATTGTGCATCTTCTACACGCTCTATTTCTTGTAACCTTTCTGATAGTTCTAGGTGTTCTTTTAGAACTTCCTCTGGCAGTTGTTCAAGCTGGGGGCGAATAGTCATGCAGCGATCTAATACTTGAGGGGCATGAGTGGCTTACGGACAGCACCACCACGGTTAAAAACTAAAGTCTTAAATATTTCTTTTAGTTCTGGTGTCATTTCTATTTCTAAAAACTCGTTGAGGTTTTCGTCTTTTACTGGCTGAGCGTTTAACTTGATTCCGTACTCGCCTTCTATACGTTTGATTCCTTGTTCCGTGCGTTTTTTATAATCTTTAGCTAGAGCTTTAGCTGTGTCGTCTGGAAAATAATTGTACCCTGATAACGTGTCTGCAACATCAGAATCTAGTCCACCCATTGTTGTATCTAGTTCGATGTCTCTTGCACGTGCTGGCATTAATTCTTGACCTGTTTGTTTAGCTAAAGCGTAATCATTGATAGGAAAACGTACTACGTCCGCACTTTTTTCTACCGCTTCATTTAATGCTGTCTTCATGTGCATGGGGAACCAATCTTTAATCATTGGTGCGTCTATACCTTTATTACCTA